ACGGATACATCTCTCCACAAGATTTTAATCTATATGCACAACAAGCTCAAATGGATTTATTTGAGGATTATTTTTATGCATATAACTATCAAGTTAATAAGGAAAACCAAAGAACATCTGGAACAGGATATGCTGATATAAAAAAAGGATATGTAGAGGTTATTGATTTTTTTTCGGTAACTTCTCCTTTATCTCAAGTTGGAGCAAATCTAGATAAGTTTTCATTACCATCACTTACCACAACAGGTAGTGATTACTATTTAATTAATAAAATATTTATAGGTAGTACAGAGTTAGAAAGAATTGAACAAAGTAAAATACTATTACTTAATTCTTCTCCTTTAACTGCACCATCTACAATGTTTCCTGTATACACAACAGAGGGTAGTGTTGCTACAATTTATCCAACACCTACCACATTACCAACTGTTAATTGTCAGTACATACGTTATCCTAAAGCTCCAAAATGGACTTATGTAGATTTAGGAACAAGCAATGAACCTGTATTTGACCAAACACAACCTGACTATCAAGACTTTGAACTGTTTCCAGACGATGCAACGGATTTAACAATGAAAATATTACAATACGCAGGGGTTTCAATTAGAGAGGCATCAGTTGCTCAATATGCAGGAGCTGAAGAAGCTGCTGAAATTAATAGTGAAAAATAATTATGTCATACATCAGCCAATACGAATATTACGAAAATGGAGGTAATGCTCCTGAAGATGCTAATTGGGGTTCGTACCAATACGTGTCATTAAAAGATATAGTTGTAAACTATCAGTTAATGTATTCTGGTAACCACTCTTTAATAAACAATGAGGAAAGATATAAGATACTTTTTCATGCTAAAAGAGCAATTCAAGAATTAAACTACGATGCTTTTAAAGAAGTTAAGGTTTTACAGTTAACTGTTTCTGAAGAGTTAAGATTTGTTTTACCTTCAGATTATGTAAATTGGGTAAGAATATCTTACTACCAGGATGGTGTCATAAGACCTATGGTAGAAAATGTTCAAGTAAATTCTGCTAAAGCTTATTTACAGGCTAATGACGCAAGAATACTTTTTGATCAAGATGGTAAAGCTTTGCAACCTGAGTATTCTCCATTAGACTTTGACAGAATAACAGGTCAAAAGCCAAGTATATATTTAAACAGATTAAGTCCTTATGATGGATTATTAGGATACGAATATGAGGGGTGTTGGTATTTTGATTTTGCCGTAGATGCTAGATATGGTCTTAACACAGAAACTGCAAATGCTAATCCTACTTTTAGAATTGATAAAAAATCAGGTGTTATAAACTTTGATTCAACTATGGCAGACAATAGTTGCATATTAGAATATATTTCTGATGGAATGGAAAATGGAGATGATACACAAGTAACCGTAAACAAATTATTTGAAGATTATGTTTATGCATATATTAGTTATCAAATATTAAATAGTAAATTAGGTGTCCAAGAGTATGTTGTTAATAGAGCTAGAAAAGCTAAATCAGCACTTCTTAGAAACGCAAAAATAAGATTAAGCAATATACACCCAGGAAGATTATTAATGAATCTGAGAGGTCGAGACAAGTGGATAAAATAATATGGCTACATTCCAAAGAAACTTTATAGCAGGTAAAATGAATAAATCCGTTGACGAGAGACTCGTTCCTAACGGACAATATATTGATGCAGTAAATGTTAGATTAGGATCATCTGAATCAACAGAAATAGGTGCAGTTGAAAACTCTAAAGGAAATACTTTGATTGCAGCATTATCTTATGAAGGACAGAGCTTGAGTAGTAATGCAAAGTGTATTGGAGCTTTAGAAGATGGTGCAAATGAAACAATGTATTGGTTTGTGCATGACCCTACATTTACAGGAAATAGTGCTACAGGAAAAATTGATTTAATTGTTTCTTTTAATACAATAACCAATGATACAGTATACCATGTTATTAGTGTTTCTAAAGGTGGAATTAATCCTACAGAGACTGTTTTAAATTTCAATGAAAAGTATCTTATTACAGGAATTAATTTAATTGATGGATTATTGTTTTGGACAGATAATTATAATCCACCAAGATTTATAAATGTAAGCCGTAGTTACCCAATACCCAGTGGTTCTCCAAGAGTAGATGGAAATGGAAATGCAGGTTTATTAGAAGAGTCATTATTGGTTATTAAAAAGCCACCTCATAGTGCACCAACAGTAGAGCTAGCCTTAACAAGTGGTGGAGATGAAAATTATTTAGAAGAAAGATTTATTTCATTTGCTTATCGTTATGAATACCAAGATGATGAGTATTCAGCAACATCTCAGTTTTCAGATGCAGCTTTTAATACAAGTCCTTTTGATTTTAGTGCAGAGTCTTATTTAAATGAGGGTGTAGTAAATAGGTTTAATACTGCTATTATTACATATAATTCAGGAGGACCTTTAGTTACGGCTATAGATTTGTTGTTTAAAGATAGCGATGGTACTATAATTAAGGTTATAGAAAAAATTAAAAAAGCTGAGTTAGGATTAGCGGACAATACTGATTATACTTTTACATTTAGAAACAGTAAAATATTTACAATACTTCCAGAGTCTGAGTTATTAAGATTATACGACAATGTTCCTTTATTTGCAAAATCTCAGACTTTAATGGGTAATAGGTTAATGTATGGAAACTACATTGAAAATTATAACTTAGTTGACATTAATGACTCACCTGTAAGATTAGAGTTTGAGACAGAACTAATTTCTGAACTTATAGGTTTAGAATCAATTCAGGACACCACAGATAACGCATCTTATACTTTTGGTGCAAGCGTAAACATAGTAGATGGTAGTCTTGTTATAGACCTAGAAGGCGTAGAGTTAGTAGCAGGTTCATTAATATCTATCGATGCTTCTTTTATTCATAGAGATTTTCAAGGTAACACACCTACAGAAACAACTCCACAAATAAATATTGAGTGGAGTTATGTATTACCACAAGATTTTAACAGTGTATATGATTTAGCTACAAGTTTAGACTTTCAAGAAAAAGTAGGTGTTGGTACTCTAAAACCAGTGTATGACTCAGACCCATTAATAGAAACCTCTTGTGATGGATTTACTTTAACAGATATAATAAACTGTAACATTCCTAATGTATTGGATTCTTCACAACCAACAACTTGGACAAAATTTGAAAGTGGAATATCTTCAGCTAATCAACCAGTAGGCATTGTTACTTCTATAGGGTCAAACACTATTGGTTTTGAATTAATAGCTATGCGTAGAGTAGACGATGTTGCTGCTCCAACTCAAAATGCTTACGAATACTATGGATGGAATTTTGCTGAAGTTACTTACCAAAAAATATCTGACACTAAAAGCCTTCATAGTAATAGAGATTATGAGATAGGTATAATTTATATGGATGAATATAATAGAGCATCTACTGCTCTAGTAAGTCCATTAAATTCTGAACATGTACCTTGTAGGTTTTCAGATCAAAAAAATTCTATTCAAGTTACTATCCCTACACAACAAAGACCTCCATACTGGGCAACAAAATATAAGTTTGCAATAAAGCCTAGTGCTGAAGGTTATGAAACAATTTATACAAACATATTTTTTACAGACCCAACAAGTAATGAAACATACTTTTTATTAGAAGGAGAAAACCAAAGAAAAGTAGAGACAGGTGATAGGTATATTGTAAAAGCAGATACAAGTGGTTCTTTGTTAAGATGTGCTTATGCTACTGTTTTAGAAAAAGAAGCTAAAGAGTCAGATTTTATTGTGCCTCCAATTTTAGATGACGAAGATAATGAAGTACCTATTCCTGCAGGTACTTACATGAAAATGAAAGCTCAAGATTTCTCTGTTGCTTTAGGTGATAAACCATTTATTTTACCAGGCAAACAAAGTAAAACTGTAAGAGGAAACGATAGATACCCTATATTAGCATATAAAAATTTTGGAGAAGATGATGGTTCAGGTAATTTTATAAATTATACAATTCCTTCAGGAAGTAGGATTAAGTTAAATTTTAAATTTCAAAGAAGAGGTCCTAGTCGAGGTAACAATAGATGTGAACGTAGAGTGTATAATTTAGAATCTACGTTAACTGCGTCTCAAGATTATGACGATATTATAGATTGGTGGAACGGAGACAATGTACAAGAAATATTAAACACAGGTCAACAAGAAGTTGGAGGTTCAGGATGTGATGTACAAAACGAATACGATCCAACTATTGCAACTACTCCAGGTCCATTTAATAACTATGGTATTAACCCAACACTATGTACTAATTTTTACAGATGGTATAGAAACAACAGTACTCAAGAAATACGTTTTATAGTTTCTGGTACAAGAGCTTGTGGATCAACGCCAAAGAGAAGGTCTAAAGTAGAAGTTACTTTTGAAATATTTAGAGCAGAGAGTACTATTGTTTTTGAAACATTTCCAACAGATGCACAACCTGATGTATGGTACGAAGGCTCAGAAACTTTTGACATTGTAAAAGAAGGTTGTTTGTTTGATTTAAGTGTTTCTTCTTCAGAAACAAATCCAATAGCATTCGAGTATACATTAAACGGTTTTCAAGAACAAGTTATTTTAGAACCAGGAGAATCAATGTCAAATATAAACGGTGATTGTAATTCGATGGTTATATCATCATCTACACCACCTGATGATCCTGCAAACATAACAATTCTTACAACATCAGTAGAAAATGTTCATTTAGGAAACGTACAATCTCAAACATTAAATCAGTCTGCAATTATAGATACATCGTTTTTTAATTGTTTTGCTTTTGGTAATGGTGTTGAGAGTTATAAAATAAGAGACTCTTTGGTTGGAAAACCACTTTTACTAGGTAACAGAGTTACAACTACATCTTCAGAAGATTATCGCCAAGCTAATAGATTTGCTGATATTACATATAGTGGAATATACAATGATGAAAGTAATGTAAATAAACTTAATGAATTTAATTTAGGTTTATTAAACTTCAAAAGAACAGAAGAGTCGTTTGGTTCTATACAAAAATTATTTGCTAGAAGTACTGATATACTTACTCTTCAAGAAGATAAAATATCTTACGTATTAGCAGGTAAAAATTTATTATCTGATTCTGCCGTTGGAGGAGCTATAACTTCTGTGCCTGAAGTTCTTGGAACTCAGATAGCAAGACTTGAAGAGTTTGGTATAAGTTTTAATCCAGAAAGTTTTGCAGTGTATGGATACGATAAATATTTTTCTGATCAAAAACGTGGCGTATTAATTCAATTAAAAGGTAGTGCTTATAGTAATGAGCAACTTACAGTTATATCTGAATTAGGAATGCGTTCATGGTTTAGAGATAGATTTATTGCAGCACCAAACACACAGAAACTTGGTGGCTATGACCCTTACATGGATGAATATGTTTTTAGCACTAATGATGATTTATTGCCTATTGAAGACCCATGTATAGCTTGTGGTGTTACAAAAGCATTTGTATATAGTCAGATTTCTAGAGTTTTTTGTTTCAACTTAGGGCAGTTAGTAGGAGATGTAAATATTGATGTAACTGTTAGTAATTTATCAAATGGACCATTTATATTAACTTCAGTATATGATGGAAGTGTTTCATCAATAAATTTAAACACAGGATTAAACACTTTAACTTTTGATAAAAACAAAGTATTAACAGAAACTGTTGAGCTAACTTTTTCAGGAACATTAAATGCTACTGTAGAATTTATTGTTAACTGTCCTATAGCTGATACTTTAGAAATAATTCAGGTATGTGTTTCTGATGATGTAGATGCAGGTCAGTTTATACACAACCAATACCGATGGATTGATGGAGTATTTGTTTCTCCATTACACCAAGAGCAAGTGGAGTTACAGTCCTCTAATACATCACCATTAATATCTCAATACAGTTCAGTTTCAGGACCACAGGGTGCAGGAGTTATTCCTGCTGATGGTGCAATTGTATCAATAATATCAAAAAAGATATTACCAACTGATGACTTTGTTTTTGCTAATCCACCGATGAACTTTAAATATTTAAGAAGCAGTACCTTGTATGTAAACACTCCTGCCTCTATTCAAGATTTAATTAATGCATCAAATCAAGGTGGCTTAGATGCTTCAGGTGCACCTTCAACATACTTGTCACAGTTTGTTATGCCTTCTGGAAACTCAGGTGATAAGCTTTATTTAATATATGACTACAGAGAGCCTGTGTTAGCAGAGTTGTGTTATTCAACCCTAAGTGCTTTTGATGCGTGTTGTGGATGTTCTGATGCATCTAAGTTTATCGCAACACAGTGTAGACTAGATGGTGTTGTAAACACTGAAGTAATTCAAGGTCCTTAT